TTGATCCAAACCAACTACCAATTCGAGGTCAGAAGCCTCTACAGCGCCGCCAAGTGCGCTCGTGAAGAAGTCTTGGTATTCTTGACCTTCGCCAAGCTCATCCAAGTCACGAAGCTGGACACCAAAGATGTTGGTAACTGGACCTTCACCAGTGGTGTTGTATATGCGAGAGCGATCTACGTCAGAGATTTGATCCAATCCCCAGTTACGTACATCTTCCAGAGCCTCTGGAGATACGTACATGTGGGTCAAGCGACCACGATTAGCAGAACCGGTGTTACCACCAGCATTTCTGCGCATGACGGTTTGCATCAAAGATACCAAGCGCTTGGTGAAGAAACCAGCGGTGGCGTCACCATCATAAACCAAGATGTTACGATCAACACCAGCTGCCAACAATGTGTGCCAGCCGTCATCGTTCATCTTCTTAACAAAACCAGCTTCCATAACTTGAGCAGCGCGAGCAGCAATATCCCAGCGAGCCTCACGAGCATAACGCAGCAAGTAATCAATCGAGCTGGTGATGCTGTAGGTTGGGATCATTACGTAGTCACTCTCGACTGCGCGCTCAGGAATACGACCGTGGCCGGGATTGGTGTAAGCTACATGCTCACCTTCAAGTCCGGGAGAAATCATATCCAATGGGAACTCGGTAGAACTTCCCGGCTCAACTTGCATCGTTTCGAAGATGTCGCCAAGAATGTTACCAATCAAAACACCCTTACGAAGAGGGGTTTCCAAAGCTTTAGCAACTTCACGCTGAGCTGCAAGAGCTTTGTTCGTATCATTATCACCAGTTTGCTTGTACAAACTAATGAATTCGTCGGAAGGTCTTTCTGTATATGACATTATGTTGTCTCCTTATTTATAATTAGGCTAATGGGCCGTGGTTAGGAAGGTTAACGTAAACTTTAGCATAACCGTCAGCGTCTAAACGAGACATGAAACGGCCAACAGCCAAATTACCAGAAGCTTCTGCATCATCAGCCGTCAACGAAAAGTTACCAGCTACAGAATTAGAAGCATAAGCCAATGCTCCGGGAGTAGGCGAACCAGTAATGTTATTGGTAACAACCCATCCACGAGTCAAAACAGTAACCTTACCACCTTGCTGAACTTCATCTTTGTACCAGTTCAAGTGAGTGCGTGTAAGATCTTTGTTGACAACATCATTAAGCAAAACGCCTACTGGTACATCAGTCGTAGCAGCCGCTTTGTAAATAACGCTGTTGTCACCTTGGTCCATAGCAGCACCAGAAGCGCTTAATACGTCCAAGCAAACAACTCCACCACGAGTAGCCGTTCCATTTGTGTAGAAGTAGCTAATGTCAGTGGATTCTTCATATCTATCAGTTTTAAGAGCCATTTTTCTCTCTCCTTAAAATTACTTATTTTGATTGAGTGCAGTTTCAAACCAGTCAGCAACAGCTGCGCGGGTCTTTGACAATTGATCCACTTCTTCTTCAGCTACAACAAGAGCTGCTTCGGAAGTTTCAACTTCTTCGAAAGCCTCGGGAGTGATTTCTGCTTCAGCTTCATCAGCCTTTGCTTCTTTCTCCTTCTTCTTCTTCTCGATTGCCTCTTTAACTTCAGGAGGCATTCCAGCTTCGGCTTCGTCTTCTTTCTTTTTCATCTTCATGGCTTTCTTTTTATACATAGCCAATACAGATTCGAAAGCTTCGTCATTCAAAGATTCAAAAGCAGCTAAGCTTTCTTCGATCTCTTCTTCTTCGAAACCAGCTTCAACTAGAGAAGCTTTACGCTTCATCATAGCTTCTTTCTTCTTCATCTTGTCCATTTCCTTCATAGCTTCTGCCAATTCGGTTTGGGAAGAATTCAAAGCGTCTTCAAGTTCAGCAACGCGAGCTTGGGTCGATTTGATCGACTCATTCAACTCATCAATCGTTGCTTGGCTTTCTTCTGCGGCAGCTTCAAAAGCGGCAACCTGCGAAGCAAATTCTTTATCTTTAGCTTCTACGATTTGCGCTTTGATAGCTTCGTTCTCAGCCTTTGCCGTTTCCAGCTCAGCCTTCAACTCTGCTAATTGAGTTGTAAGTACATCTGACATGTCAAAATCTCCTATAGAAAATTTATCAGTTTCATTTACAGTGATTTGTGCTGCGCTTTTACCAGACAAGATTACACTTCTAGGGTTGGCGGGCTTTGATACCAAACCTATACCAGAAAATGAAATATTGCTAAGGGCGCGGCCTACCTTATATCCTTCGTACTGTCCAGATCCTCCGTAAGCCCTGAGATGTTTTGTGAGGAAAGCGGATTCTTCGTCGCGAGCTAAGATTTTAGCGTTACCGTTCTCGTCGATAAGCGCGTAATCAAAACCAGCAAAAAGACATTCCATCGACACATACCATTTACCTTCTTCTACTTCAGCAATAATTTTTGCCATCCGCTCTCTGTTTTCTTCACCCGTCCAACTGTTGTAAAGCACCGCTTGAGTGATAATGTCGAATTCTTCAGGACGAGGAATATTTTCATCATCTCCAAGTGATTTACCGTCTTTTGTTAATACATAGCTACCAGTGATATGCCCAATGATGTCATCTTCATCGTGCATGTAATTAAATTGCTTATCTTCAGGTGTTTTCCTAGCATCCCATGTCGCTTCGGATAAGAAAACGTCATCGTTCTTGTTCCAACCTGTAGAGACCAGAACAGACTCTATATAGTAAAGATCAATTTGATCTTTGTTCTCTGCTAATACTTTTTCAAGGACTTCTTTATTATTGATCACTTGTTTAGCAACCGCTAACTCGCCCTTTTTTACAGAAGCCTCAGAACAGTAAGCAACACTGGCCGTTGATTTGACCATATCGCCAATACCGTCTGCGATCTCCCTTGGATATACTTTTATGTTCATATTTTTACCTCAGACAATTATACACAAAAAAAATAATTTTTTCTAAAAACGCTAATTTTCGTTAAAATACTGCTCTACGTAGACTCCTACTACCATCTTCTTGTAGTTTTCCATAGTTACACTATTCTCTCGAATGTACTTGAATTCATTGGGTATTACGTTATTAGAGGCTAGTGCTTTCTTGAGGTTTTCGTCTGAGATATCAGACATTGGTTCTAGAGCTAAAAATGCTGCTAGTTTGATATTTTCTAGTTCTACTGCTTCGTCTTTTGTTAGCTGTCTAGCATTGGATTTGCCTTTAATTTCTAAGTAACCCTTATTTATTTGCTGTGTAGACTCAAAAGCGCTAGTCGCCCAAACGATAAGGTCTGCAACACCCGGAGTACTTCGAGGGGTTTCGACTCGTTTTTTCCTTGGTTTGGTGTCTTGCTTTTGTGGAGGACGACCAGTTGGTTGTGGCGGTTTTTGCTTTTGCTGCTGGTCTTTAATCTTGGTATTGATTTCCCCCTGCTTGGTAATTTTTTCCATATCTTTTTCGTGATTAGCGTTATGGAATGGACTAGCTTTTTCTGGTAGTTTATCTTTTTCTCTGAGCTTATCTTCTCTCTGGAGTCTGACTTTCTCTACTGTTGGCACTTCTTTGAATCTCTCTAGAATCGTTTCGTGAGAGATGATATCGCGATCAGCCAGCTGAATAAGAAGATTTTTCTCAGCCGCTTCGTCAGAAAGACTCATTTGGTCATAAACTACGTGGAAAGGTTTAGCAAAACCCATAGCTTTTCTGATATACTCAAGCTCACCATCCCAGAATTTGGTAAGCTGGTCTCGTCCGTACTGTAGTCTTTCAACCATAGTTTTCAGCGAGATGAAGTTGTTAGTGAATCCGCCCCCATTTCCAGCCATACCGGTTAGAGTTGGGGGAACGCCTAAACCTGCGTAAATACTGTTGAGGACGGATTGATATTTCTCTGATCCTAAGAATTTGTATACCTGAGAGTTGCTTTCTGTGAAGCTAAGTTCTGGTCCGTATACGAGTTCCATAGTTCCGCCACCAGTATTGCTGGCTAGAATATTTCTTAATTTATTAATACCTTCTTTTGTTGGTAATACTTTATAATCAAAGTTACCAAGAGTCCATAATCTAATGTTAGATATCGCGCCATCTAATGCGGCCATATCAGCCAGCTTCATCTTCTCTAGCATGATAATATCGTCTAAAATAGCGTAAACCATTGGATGCGCCCACTGTTGCCAGTCATCCTTTTTGTAAAAGTGGACGGTCAGACGCTCTGGATCTAGCTGTACTTTACGCTTCTTTTCGCGATAAGCCTGCTGAATATTAGCGGGTAGAGTCTCCAAAACCTTGGCGGGGAGGGTAGTTTCTTTATAGTTATCAAAGAATGTGTGTGTGCTGAGTTGATAATTATGTCTACCTAAGAACATATTAACATCACCGTTCTTCATCTCAATAGATAGAGGATTGAAGAAATTGTATCGCCACGGGATGAGGGTTTGGCTAATGTCTGGAATCTCTAGTACGATATCTTCGTCGATCTGAGCTAGAGATCTCATATACTTCTTGATCTCTGGTGTAATATTGGCATAGCTTCTGTAAACGGGTACATTTCCAGTTTTGTAAAGGTTATTGAGAAATCTTTCTGACCTTTCCTTACCATTTACCTTTTTAAACCACTGTCTGATAAACTTCTCTGCGCCTTTGTTCTCGTGAACAATATTGATGCCTTGTGAGCCAAAGTCGCCCATTAAGTCAATAATATTGCGAATAATACCAACCTTATTGTACGCATCCATCGACATCTTGATAATACGCTTGGATCTTTTTGGTACTTCTTCTTCGGGTCTGAATGAATAGTAATCATTGGGTCCAAACTGAGGTTTGACAGAGCGGTTAGGCTCGATGCCAATATAGGTCTCTGAGTGACGAGCTTTTGCCACGCCTGTGTAAGCCTCGCCAGCTTCTGCATATTGCTCAAAAGCCTGCGCGCGTCCAGCTAAATCTGCATCATTGTATGTGATTAAACTTCTATGGTCTGACATGATTTTTCCTCAATTGGATTGTAATATAACTGTATATCTATTATACACAGATTAGTATACATCTTTCATTTTATCAGTATACCAAGCTGGTCCAGTGTACAGTTTTCCTGTTCTATCCTTGGCTTTTTCCGCAGTGGCAAAACCTCCGTAGAAATCATAGGTGACGGGATCTGGCATCCTAGCAATAGTTCTAGCCGCCATATTCGCCATTAGTAGTGCAGAATACCTATCTTTTCTCATTTTACCTTTCTTTCCGGTCCCAATAATAGTTTCCGGTGTATCCCACTTGTCACGACCAGCAGCTGTCTGACTGATCTGGATCATAGCAAGCTCATCCTTTAGTTCCTCGATTTCCATTACACAATTTTCTAAGGTGTCGTAATTTCTGCCTTTTAGTCCATCCTCAGCAGCTGAAATCCCTAAAGTGATAGGGTCGAACATGGGAAACAACAACATCTTGTCTTCTAGGTCTTTTCTCATGCCGTGGTTTGCTTCAGATAGCCATTCGTACTTAGCAAACTGACATAGTTCTAGAATATGTAATCCACGGTTATCATCCGTGTCTTTAGGCTTGTCTTCGTCGATAACCTCCCAGATTGGATGTTCATCTTTTTCTAGGTGGGCTTCGTCGTGTAAAGCCTCCATAACAGCAACGCCTCCACCTTGCTTATCCAACGCGATATGGACGCAAGGAAAGATCTTCATCAGATCTCTAATTTTTCTAGCACAATAGGCATAAAAGTCAGCCTCTTTTGAGTAACCTGACTTGATCATGTCTTTATGCTCTTCGCGGTTAGTGGTCCAGCAGTGGACTATCCTTCTGTGATCAGAATTAACTTCTAATACAATAATACTAAAATTATCAACCTCAGAAGCGGGGTCAACACCAAATACATACTTCTTATTTGGGTCTCCTCTTAGTTGAGCTTGAAAACAAATATTATTTCCTTCTTTGTCTTTTATGAAATGTTTTTGTTCGTTCTCAACGTCTGTGACAACGCAGGACTCGACTAAAGATCTTTTGAAGAAACCTTGTGAGTCTCTAGTGAAACACGCGCCATACTCCATCTGGTAGACGCCTGTGTGCATTGTAGCTTTGGATCGTGCAACTTGAGCTGCATCCATAAATCCTTCTGGTAGCAACTCGTATGGAACTCTAATGATAGAGTAGTCTTTCCAGTTAAATTCGGGTGGTGGTTCTTCTCCAAAAATCTCTCGAAGTCTGGATGGCTTGCCCTGACTCTTGATAATTTTACGCCAGCGCTTCCAGTAATCAGCAAAGTGATTCCAGTCATAGTACGCCGTACCAGAAAGAATAAGTTGATTGTCCAACTTTTTCATGGTAGCGCCCTCAACTTGTTCTTGTTCTAATGTAATACCTAGCTCTTCAGCCATCTTAGCAGCAGCTATTCTTTTCACATTTTCTACAGGGTTTGAGCTAACAGCACCAAAACCGACAACAACTGTTTCAAAAATAAGTTTAGGAATAGAACCAAATTCGTCACCAATAATGTCGTTAGCACGCTGACCACGAATCTTAGTTCCGTCACCAAGTGGTAAACAAGTGATTCTGGAATTATTAATCTTCATAACGCAGCGGTCAACATCGCGTCTTGGTCCACTACTAGAGCTACACATGCTTCTTAGGATAGGTGCGTTATTCCAGATGGTTTCCATGTATTCGAAAAGAACCTTGGACTGACGGAAAGCAGCACCAACGATCACTACTTTTCTATCTGGTATAAGTAATGCTCTGAGCATAGCATACAAAGAAAGCGAGAAGGATTTTCCAAAACCACGACTCGCTATAAGCATTGGGAATTTTCTGTTCCACATCTCATATAAAAACAGAGACTGTGAAGGTAGTAAATCAATATTAAAAATATGTTTACATATAAATGAAAAATACTCAGGACGAGACATTAGCCACGATAGTTTGTACGGAGCATCATTGGAATCCCAGTCGATAATATCAAAAGGGTTGATTAGGCCCTGCTTTTCGACTTCATCAAGTCCAAGCCAAGCCTCGTTCATAATTTTCAGGTTACTCATATTTTAAGGCAATCCAAGTTAGGGTACTTTCTAGTTTTCAAAACGCCGTCTGCAAAACCGTAGTGTACAGCCTCTTCTGCGGTAAGATACCAGTCACCGTCTTTGAACTTTCTTTTTAGATAATTCTTTACTTTCTCGTGTGTGATATCTGTGTACTTGTCTTTGAAGTATTGGCCCTTGATACAAACGTCGGAGTATATATCCAGCATATCTTCGCAAATCTTTTTATCTAGTTTTATGGCGTTGTGTACGTTTAGGTACTGACCGGATTCGGCTGTAGTTCCGTAGTGAACCATAAACCAAGCGCTGGGAGTCATAATTCTTGCGTCAGCTGCTTGTAATACGATTGTAGACATAGACTCGGCTTGGCCGTAAACCACGATGGATACGTGAGAGCGACATAGTTCGATAGCGTCAAATAAAGCCATGCCAGCAGACCAATCTCCTCCGACTAGATTCATATGAATCAGAATCGGTTCTTGAGAAATACTGTCTAGTAGTCTGATATTTTTTAAGAACTGTGGAACAATCCTAAAGTCTACACCGGCGTCATCCTCGTCTGATGATATATGGCTGTGTAGATAAATTTCCCTCCTAGCGACATCTAAGCCGAAATGATTAATGTCGGTAATAGTGTCTATCTTTATACTCATTATTTCCTCCCAATAGTATAGAATTCATTTACTCTTTTAAGTATACTATTAACTACTAATTTAGCATTCTTCCTATTTCCGCAGAATATGACATGTACCCTGTCATACATCTGAAACTCGATAAGCATTTTTAGCATATACTTGTTTGTAATCCTGATCTGACTCCACTTTGATTCTGGTATGTCGGAGCCTTCTGGAAAGTTCATTAAATC